GTCCGCATGATGGATATAAATTCTCTTGCAGCGCTTAGTTCATGAGCTTTATTTTCAGACACTTCCTGGCGCCTCTTCGAACACGAGCGACAGTTGGTCCGCGCGCTTGTGAAATTTAGCTTCCTCGTCGTTAACCACGGCAGACACATACGTTTTGATCACCTGCGCGTCGATGCCGGACTGTTCCGCTATTCGTTTCACCGCATCGTTGTAGGCCGTGGATGCGGCGGCTTTCATCGTAAACAAGTCGGTCAATTCGCGCATCGACTTTTCAAGTGCCTGCATCTTGATCGATCCGGGCGCGATGGATTCGACGTTTCCGGTATCAGTCATTGCTTCTGCGCTTCGTGCTTGCATTCTTCACCTCGCTTGGTTGTGCCGTGTCTTTGCTTTTGCCGTCCTGGAATTTTCCGAACGCTCCGGGATTCCATTTTGCCCATGGTGATTTACCACGTTTGCCGCGCTTGGTCATGTTGCTGCATCCATATCGGGATTGATCGTAGTGTCCGGCGCGTCCGTAGTCAATGGCTTTTCCACCGATCTTTTTCCGAGCGCTGCGCGCATTTCGTTGATGCGTTCGCTCGCCTTGGATCGCCGCGCATCGCGTTCATCGCTCGACAGTAGCCGCGATTGCTCGCGCACCGGTTCCGTGCGGTAGTACTCAGGCACGTAGTCTAGGCCGAATTCATTTACAGCTTTGCCGATACAAGCGGCGCGAAATTCCGGCAACGTTGGAGGCCATGCATCACTGCGCGCGCAGATTGCATGCAGCCCTTTTGCGATTTGTTCTCCAGTCACGCCGCGCAAACCAGACGCCCACGTTTTGGCTACTTCGGTAAGATCGCCGTTCGCGATCGCAGTTTCGCCAAACGCAGACGTAAATTTATGGCCGTACAGGTGGCTCATGCGTTCCCACAAGTTCGCCATCAATTGTTTGGATGGTAGCTGCGCCGATCCCGATGCTGCGTTCGTATTCTTTTCGCGCGTTGGTTGCTCGTTCTGCAAGGCTTGGTTTGCTAGGTTGCTGATTTTTTCCATTGTCTTTCCTCGTCGTCATCTGGATCGTCAACACGTCCCACTTCTCACGCAGCTTTGCTGGCGACAGAATGTTTGCCTGCCAAAACGGGTCGGCGTTGGCCCACGCGAACAGCCGCATGATTTCTTCGCGCGTGCGGTTGTCGCGTTCGCGGATCAGCCGGATTTCGTCAGCCCACTTTTCGAAATTCGGCGGTTTGTGGTTTGGGTTGAGCTGTCGGATTGCCGCGAACATTGCACGGGCATCGACCTCGTCGTCGTCCGAGAATTTTCTCGGACTTGTTTTGAATTTTTCCTTTTCCTTTGCATCTTGCTTACTGCCTAGGTTGAGTTCCTGTTTATTTTTTGTTGAGTCTGTTGAGTCTGTTGAGTCGTGTTGAGTATTATTCTTTCGCTTGTGCCAGTACTTTCGGTGGTACTCGCGTCGTGATTCCTCGTCGCGGAGATTGCGATAGTGCGCGTAGTTGACAATTTTCCAACCCCACGACCGATCATCACTTAAGTGTATGATTCTTTTTCCTTCTTCTCCCGGAGATCGGCTGTCAGGATCGGGCAATAGTAGCGCCGAAACTCCACGCTCGATGATCTCAATCGGGATCGTTGTTCGTCGGCTGATCGCGTTGGTCGTCATGTCGACGCACCCGTCGGCGTCCGCGAGTATCAGTAATTGCTGAAATGTAACGAGTGCTTCCCAGGGGCCGACCGAACACAGAGTGCCGTCATAAATCTGCTCGAATATTTTTGCGTACATGCGCGCCTGTTGTGTAATTTGAGTTGTGTTGAGGCTCAACATATTGTATCGTGCGTCACATGTCAACAACATCGAGACCGACCATGCCCGCGTACCAATACCGCCTCGCAGACGGAGGTGGCACCTATATCACCGATGCGCGCACCCCCGAGGATGCGCAGGCGGAGCTGTGTGCGCACTATTTGCGGCCGGTGGTGGTGTACGCTGTCGCGGGCAGGGATCGCTTGCAGGACCGCAAGCCGTGCGCCGAGATAAAAACAATTAACTGCGTGTAGCTCAGCTTGGCCAGAGTCCTCGGTTTGGAACCGAGATGTCGCAGGTTCAAATCCTGCCACGCAGACCAATTTTAGGAGAATGAAATGTTTGAGATTATCGAGAGTACAGGGAAGCCGATTAAGGCATGGGTTCGTGGAGTGGAGAATCATGAAAAAACAGAAATCTAAAACGAAGTGGTTCTGGTCGTCGATCCCGGACGCATTTCCGCGAGCCTATTATTCTGTTGTCGTTGATCACGAGATGCTGGAAAATTTTGTGTTTGATACAGGTCTGCATCCGTTTGGTAACGCCGACAAGGCGCAACACGAAACCAAGAATACTGAGGAACCATGAGAGAACAGAAACGGATTACGATTTATAGAGCTCAAGATGGCGAGCCGATGCCACACCTAATCATGGAATTTATTCCGTGGCTTATCGCGAAATTAGAATCGATCCCGCCTGATCATGCGTTGTCAGCGGAAATTGATGCCGAAGTTTACTACGGTTACGAAGACGGTAGTTGTGCTGATTTTACAATCTTTTATTTCCGCGACGAAACGGACGAGGAAATGAGCGCGCGCGAACAGAACGAAAGTCGAGTGCTGGAAGCTCAAAAGGAGCAGGACTTGATATTGCTATCGCAACTTAAGGCGAAGTATGAAAATAGCAAAGCCTAAAAATAAGCGTCTATTGCGCCTGTACGTTTGGTATGAATTTGATCCAGACTGGTCTTTCGGTATGGCATTTGCAATTGCAGAGAGCGAAGCTGCTGCGCGAAACTTGATAGAAGCAAAGCTTCATTATGGCGACTATGTGAAAGACTGGGGGAAGGTCACAGTCTATCCACTGACAAGGCGTGTTGCAGGATTAGTTGGTGGCGGAGCATGAGCGTTTCATCTTCACCATTCGGCGGAATCACAATCACCGGCAAAGCGTTATGGTTACGCAACAATTCGGAGGCGCCAATGCACGAACTAGATGTCGAAATGATCCGCAAGTTGTACGCGTTCGGTGGTTTGATCGTGTACAGGGTTTCGTATTTTGACGCTGTATTGTTTAGTGTTGAGACACGGCGCGTTACATTCAGTCAAGAAGCGGCGAAGGCGGAACTTGAGAGACTGAAACTGGCTGGCTTCACGGCAGAAATTGAGTCTTTCTTGGTTGGCTTCGACGGCGCGTTTAGTATTGCGCCGATTGATAGTAATTAGATTTCCCGCGAAGCCGTCCGGACAGGACGTAACTATTCCCGCCCCCAGAATTTGCCATCTTTCCCGCACGCGCCGCCAACGGATCGCATCTCTGACACAAGCTCGATATCACCCAGTCGCAACGTAAGCGCAGCACTACAGCGCGGGGGGATCAACGCCATCGACGCGGTAGGCCACTCGCCGATCGCCACTCGGTGCGCCGGTTCATAGTGCTTGCACTCGGTACACAAGCGAGACATTTAGTTGAGCCGACTTGCCAATGATTTTTTGTGCGCACTTGCAAGCAAGTTCAACTCGCGCCGTTGACCGAGGATCAGCAACCGGCCGATCAATCGCTCGGTCACTGCGTCCGGCAATTCCTCAGGCCACTGGCCAACGCTTTGCCGGGATACGCACAGCAGCCGTGCGAGATCGATATCCTTCTTGCAATCAAATAGCTTATATAGGTCTTTCTTGTTCATAACTTCCCCTTTAAAACCACTGCTTAGCGTAAGACAATCCGATTGTCAATAGGTTTTACGCAAAATATAGTTGATTGTGTACGTAAATCCAGTTGACGCCCAGACGATATAGGCTTATATTTAATCATCGCCACGGCAATAGGGCCGGGCGAGAACCAAACGGACAAACACACGAGGAGAACGCCGTGATAAACGAAACCGAAAGTCAAACACGACTACGGCGCGCGAAAGAATCAGTCATTGCTCTCCAAGCAGCCGAAGCGGAAGCGCGAAAGGCTTTGGCTGACGCAACTGAATCAACGAAGCGCGCACGGGAAAAATACGAAGAACTTTTCGTTAATGAAGAAAAGGCCGAACGCGCCCGCAGGAAGAATAACTATGACCACTGCACTTTATGAGCGGTAAAAAAGAGGAGAAAGACAATGGAATTATTTGAAAGTTTAGAGTCCGGGGCGATTCGGTTTTCGGAAGGGAAAACGTTCAACGCCAACGGCCGGGAAGGGTCTGCCTTTCTTGTTGATTCTCTTGAGGAGGCTAAAGTCCGAGCTCAGGCTTGCGCCGAGCGTAACGGATACGCGGGCGCGGAATTTGTTTGTTCAGGCGCCGAAGTGCCGGAAGCCGCTTTATTATTTTCAGGGTGGGCGACGCCGGTTGAGCTTGGGAAAATTATTGGCGCAATAGTTGAATGGACAACGACAGAAAAAGAAGTGACTTTTAGGGGTAGTCGGCCAAAGCCGCTTTCCTTTGAGGATTTCAACGCGGCTCGACACGGTGAGTGATCTCTCACTCAAAGATGCCCGGCAAGCGCTGGACATCACGATCGACGAAATGGCGCGGGCGTGCGGAGTACACCGCCAGACGTGGGTAAAGTGGGAGCGTGGTGAGCGCGCCGCCGACGCCGCCTATGCCGCCGCCTACGCCGCCTACGCCACCGACGCCTTGCACAAAAAACAAACCGCGCGACTGAGACACTTTTTTCTCACCGGCGAAATCAAACAGGGGATTGAGTCATGACTAAATGCACAATCAAAGCAGCAACAAGCGACCACCACGAGCGCGAGGCGGAGTTGCAGCGCCGCAAGGATAGGATCGAGAAAGAGGTGCGCGAAACGCTCGGCGGTAGTTGCTGCACTTTCTGCGCTAATGTAGCCGCGTCAGAGATTTTGGAGCTGACGGATATCGAGGAAGCGCTACGAGAAATTGTTGCAGGGTTTTTTATGCGTTCGGACAGCGCCGTGCTCTACTCTGTGTCCAAAATAGTCGACACCGCAATCGCTATAATAGTAGCCCGAGAACTTGAGAAAGGAGAGTAGACATGACCCCATTTAATTTAGAGCGAGTGCAGGCTGGCGACCCGATGGTGACGCGAGATGGGCGGAATGCGAAGTTCGGCGCGTACAACCCCGACGTGGAGGCCGATCAACAACTTGTCGTCTGGGTCGGCAACGACGTTATTGTTTCGCGGCTCGACGGATACCACTACGAGAACGGCCAGCCCCCAAGCCCTTACGACCTCTTCATGGCCCCGAAGAAGCGCACGCTGTGGATTGGCGTGGGCCGCAACAAGCACTTCACGTCGGAATTTTCGACGACCGGCGTATGCGAGGACCGAGACACTGCTGCGGCGGTCGTGGCTAATTGGACTCGCTATGATCTGATCGGCGTATTTCCGATCGAAATCGAGGAATAGACTATGAGCGCGTGCGGAGCTGGAATTGTCCATTATCTTTCGATCGGGCTTGCCGTTTATCTTTCGATGGTCTCCGCTGCGATCACATGCGAGCTCTTGTTTGGCGACGAGGAATAGGCCGTGCGCGAACTAATCGAAGCCATAGAAGGGCTCAACAAAATCATCAACGACGACATACACGTCGCACGAGAGCACCGAGATTCTGCAAGGAGGGCGCGGCATGTAATCCTAGTATTGCTTGCGAAGGCGCGCATGTGCGACGCCCTGGAAGCTGCGGCACGTAAACACCTGGCGCCAGAAGAGCCGATGAAACTGCGCGATGAAGTTGAGCACGACACACACAAGTGGAGAGGCGAGTCATGACAAAAATACTCGACAACAACAGCTTGCAACGCGCGCAACGATATATGCGCGACTTGAAGAATCTCTATGCGCCTGACCCGTGCGGCAACGAATGTGACGCGCACCACGCACAAGACACCGTGCGGCTGTACTGCGACAAGTGCGGCGAATGGATCGACAGCCTGGATCATGGCCCGCTCGTTGCGTTTTGCAGCGGCGAAGAATGTATGGCTCCACGTGTTTTCCGACAGAGGCCGGAGCGCGCAACGTTGTGGGGCGTCGTCGTGACAGGGTCTATTCTGCTGATCGCAATCGCGCTGATTGTTGGGGCTGTATCATGAAGCGCGCGGTCGCGGCGGCAATCAAAACCGAATATTTGTGGTAGGAGATAAAGTCATGACCAAAACCGAAACAAACTACGGCACGCACAACTACGACCTCGCGGCGCATGAGTCGCACCAGGACTTGCCGCGCGGCGTGACGGACGATTGCGAGGTTGAATATGTTGACATCATGTACCTCAACACAGCAACCGGCCATAGATTCAAGGTCAGGCAGAGAAATGTTTGCGCGGAGCCGGGGAAGGTATGAAGCTATTCTGCCCATATTGCGAAAAAGAAATCGACGACCCTGACGACTGCTATGAAGCAGGCGAGAACTACGAGCACAAGTGTCGTTACTGCAAAAAGAATTTCGTTTTTACGGTTGAGTATAGTCGCGATTATTTTTCGAAACAGGCCGACTGCCTGAACGGTGGGGAGCATCAGTTTGAAAAGCACAAGTGCTATGGCATGTATGGAGCAGAAGAAATTGAGAGATGCAAAGCCTGCGGAGAAGAGAAGGTATGACAGAAAAAACAAACGTCATCACCGACGCCATCCCAAACGCTCCAGCGTGCCTGATATGCGGTGAGAAATTGCAGATACAATTGCCGCACACAACGTCTGCGCCAGCGTCGTGGAAGTGTCGCAAGTGTAAATGCTGGTGGATTTTCAATCCAGAGAAGAGAGGTTGCGAGCGTGACAATTGACGAGCTTATAGAAAACAGACTCACGGCCATGCTCGAATGGCCCGAGCCGTGGCCTGCTATTGGGCCTGACGGAAATGACGTTTCGGCGCACATTACACTGCGAGCAACGGTTAACGACTGCATCAATCTCTCAAGGAGCGCTGCAAAAGCTGGCGGTCGTCCGACGAGCGGAAACGATGCGGATCTTTTGCAGGAGTTCATGGCCGTGCATTGGGCGACCATTGATGTCGTGCGCGATCAGTTCCGCAGTGCAATCCGTAGCCTGCCGCGCCTGCTTGCCAAGCACTATATAATCGCTCATGCGGCGATCGACGACGCGCAAAACTACGACAATGGTGCGACCTTTATTAAGGTTTCGGAATTGCGGCGAGAGATGCTAGGCGAGTCATAGTCCGTGCCAACTTTGCGATGTATCGTGTAAATATATTTTACTCCGACACGTCAATCCAGTTGACACTCAGCCGATACAGACGTATATTTAATCATCGCCACGGCAATTAGGCCGGGCGAGGAAAGGAGAAACGACGATGAGCAAGCAAATTGTAATCGCGCCGGATCGCAAAACCGCATTTACTCTTAATGAAAATGGAGAAATGCTCAACTCATTGAGCGGAATTCGATTTGAGTATGACTCGGCGATTTGTGCCGAGCTAATGTTGTGCGATGATCAAATCGACAAATCAAAAGCATTGGCAATGCCAGAGTGCTTGAATTGGCTGCAGGACGGGGCCCCTGTAATTTACCGGGCGGCGGATATAAAGAAAGTATTACGAATCACCACACCCCCCGAGCGCGGCTAGTCCCCGCTCAACTCGCCTGGTAACCGGTAGCCACCCGCGCCGAGTGCTCGCGAGTAGCGCGGGAAACCTAACAGAGGATAACGCATGAGCAGCTTTAAAAATGGGTCTTGGTCCGCGTGGGGAACAAATCACGAGATCAAATTTATAAACACGATCGGCTCCTACTGCCCCGCCGAGGGGTCGATGGTTTACATGTCGCTGAAGGATCGGCTCCTAAAATATCAGAGCGCCGCATTGCTCAGAAAAGAATGGTGCGGCATGGATCGCTCCGCGATATTGGCCGCGTGCAAATTGGCAATTGAAAAGGCAGATAGCCGGTGAGTAAGAAACGAAAGCCGTTAAATAGTCGCGAGCTGGCCGAGAAGATCGCCAGAGAAATCTTTAGCGTTGGTGATGGCTGGTCGAAAACGCCGATCCATCGAATCGCTTTCATGAGCGGCGAATACCCCAGCAAAGAATTCCCGGTGTGTGGACTAAACGAGCAATCGCTGACCAGCGTAATTCTGCGCGTGCTTGAGGTTGCGAGCCGTGGATAAACACGAGCCCATTTTAGTGATCCTGTTTATAGTGTATTCAGCGGAGGAAATAAATGGACGAAACATCGAAGGAAGTAGCGGTGCAAAACATTAACTCGGAGGTGTACCTTGGCCGGATTTAGGAAAGCAAAAGCGGAACAAGCGGCGTTGAAGATGGGCGTTTATGGCCCTGCCGGTAGCGGCAAAACGTTCACATCGCTATTGATCGCGGAAGGGTTGGCGGCGATCACAAAAAAACGTGTTGCGTACGTCGACACCGAACGCGGCACGGATTTCTATTGCAAGTCCGTCGCGGCTCGCGCGGCGCATCCTGACGCGTTCGATTTCGATGCGATCTACACGCGCAGCGTAACCGAGATTGCGGCGAGCATTCGTCAGTTGTCGCCCGACGAATACGGCGTGATCGTGATCGATTCTATAACGCATCTTTGGGAAGCGGCGATTGCGGCCTACAGCGGACGGCAGACAGGGGCTGGAACGATCCCATTCCACGCGTGGGGCAAGATCAAAAAGCCGTACAAGGAAATGATTGCGTACCTACTCTCGTCGCCGATGCACGTGATCCTATGCGGTCGGCAAGGCACTGAGTACGCGACCGACGAAGAGACGGACGAACTAAAAGCCGTCGGCGTGAAGATGAAGGCCGAAGGCGAGACGCCGTACGAGCCGCACATTTTAATCCGCATGGAAGCGATCAAACCTAAGAAGACGAACGAACTCGCGCAAATCGTCGCATACGCGGAGAAGGATCGTACCGGCGTGCTCGCGGGTCGGTCGTTTATCAATCCTACGTTCGACACACTGTGCAAGCCGCTTATGCCGTTACT